CGTTCGGCCGCCGTGGGGGCCCCCCGGGCCGGCCCGCCGCCCCGCCGCCCCGCCACTCAAGCGAATACCGCAGGAAAGGCGGCGTAAATGGCCAACATCGTGACCCCGCCGGCGAGCGCGGATTCGGCGAGCGTCGGCTCGCAGGACCCCAGCCTCGTCTCCGGCCAGGACCCGACGTCCTTGTTCGGCGTCGACATCTCCTACTCCTCGGGTGCGCAGGGCACCGCGGGCGCGTCAGCGCAGCCGGAAGGCGACCCGACGAACCAGCCCGGCCAGTACCCGGCCACTGAGCCGATCTCCGGTGTCTCGCTGGACGGCTCGGGTGCGCCCGGCAGTGCCGGGCAGGGTGACACGACCGCGACCGAGGCCGGGCAGACGTTCACCATCACCGACCCGAACTACACGTCGGGGAAGCCCGGCGGCGGTTCCGGTGTCCAGTTCATCCAGGCGAACATCCAGCTCGGCGGGTCGTCGGATTCGACGATGGTGCCCGGCCAGTACGGCGATGCGGGGAACGCGATGCCGTCGCTGTCGCAGCCTGCGGGTACGGGTGCGGGCGGTGGCCGGGTGCTGCGCGGCGGGTTCATGCGGGGGCAGCGGTAATGGCCGGCCCGATGACCGGGCAGCTGACCCCGAACCCGCCTGTCAACACCGGTTCCGGCCCGGATGTGGTGCGGCCCATGCCGACTGACCCGCCGGGTGCCCGCGACGCGGCCGGATGGGTGAAGACAGACGCGTCGGGGCCTGGCGGCTGGGACGCGATCGACGAGGCGGCCGACCAGCCGGGACCGTGGAGGCAGTGCTGATGAACCGGCTGCCGAACCCGCCGCTCGTGCCGTCGTCGATGTCGGCCGGGAACACGGTCGCGACCGACCCGGCGCTCTCAATGACCGCGCCCGGTTCCCCGTCGATCCTGCCGGTGCCCGACGCGCTGGACCGGCTGCCGCTGCCGGTGAACTCCGGTGCGGAGATCCCCGTGTCAACGGAACGGGATCGCACCGAGGGCAACCCGGCACCAGGCGGGATGGGTCCGTGGACCGATATCACTGAGACCGGTAACGGCGGCTGGAAACAACTCTAGGAGCGGAATTGCTGCGGACCTGGCAGGACGTCACCCCCGGTGACGGGCCTTCGATACTCACGTCAGTCACCTTTGATGAGGCTGACCGTCTGGCTGCCCTGGCTGCCGGCCGGGACGTCCTGGAGATCGGGTCGGCGCGCGGCTACTCGGCGGTGGTGATGGCACTGGCGGGTGGCCGTGTCGTCGCTATCGACGACCATTCCGGCGCCACGTGGCTCGGCGACACCTACGCGGCGATGACCCGTAACCTCGCCGCCTACGGGGTGACAGCTGACATCATCCGCGGGCTGTCGCAGGAGGTCATGCCGTCGCTGGCAGCGGCAGGGCGGAAGTTCGGGCTGGTGTTCATCGACGGTGACCACGGTTACCACTCGGTGCTACACGATGCCCTGTGGGCAATACGGCTCACCGCGCCTGGCGGCACCATTGCCTGCCACGACTACCGGGAAGACAACTGTCCCGGCGTCGCCCAGGCCCTCGACGAGCTCTTCCCCGCCGGGCCGTCCAAGCTCACCGGCACCCTGTTCGAGATGACGCCATGACATACACCCTCGGCGGGTGGGACCACTACTACGCAGCACCCGGCCGCCTGTACGGCGACGACACCACCTACAAACTCGCCGCCGGGTGGATGCGCGGCTGCGAGACCGTCGAAGACTGGGGCTGCGGCGAACGGCACCTCGAACAGTTCATCGACCCCGGCACCACCTACACCGGGGTTGACGGATCCGGCCCTTACGCCGACATCCGCGCCGACCTTAACAGCTACACGTCAACCGCTGACGGCGTCGTCATGCGGCACATCCTCGAGCACAACCACAACTGGCGGGACGTCCTCGACAACGCGATCCGGTCGGCCACCAAACGGCTGTTCGTCGCCCTCTACACCCCGGCCGCTGACGAAACCCATGCCCTGAACCGGCCCGACGTGTGGCACTGCCCGGTGATCTCGTTCCGGCTCGCCGACATCACCGAGCGACTGGCGGGGTGGGGCCGGTGGGAACCACCCCAGACGGTGGCTACCGAGGGCGATTACGAACGGGAAATCGTGCTGCGGGCGGTGATGGCGCCGTGAGCCCGTTCCTGTGGATCGACACCGCGCACCCCCTCGCCGCGGACACGCCCGACCACCAGCATCCGCGCGGCACCATGAACGACTCGTCGGTCGAACCGGAGTTCAACCGGCGGCTACTCCAGCTGTTCGACCGCAAACCACGTGTCCTTGACCTGGGCTGTGCGGGGGGTGGTCTCGTCGGATCGCTTCTCGATGACGGGGTGTTCGCGGTCGGTGTCGAAGGCTCCGACTACTCGAAGACACGCGGCCGCGCCGAATGGGCACGCCACGGCGCCAGCCTGTTCACCGCCGACATCACGGAACCGTTCCAGATCCGGCTCGTCGGCGCGCCGTTGCGGTTCGACGTGGTCACCGCGTGGGAAGTGCTCGAGCACATCCCCGAGAACAAACTCCCCGCCGTGGCAGCGAACATCCGCCAGCATCTGCCGCCCGGCGGTCTGCTCATCGGGTCGATCGCCACGTGCGGCGACTACTTCGAGGGTGTCGAGTACCACGCGACGCAGCGGCCCGCGCACTGGTGGACGGCGTGGCTGGCATCCGAGGGGTTCGTCATGCAACCCGGCCTGGTTGAGCATTTCGCGCCGCACTGGGTCCGCGGCCCTAATAAAGGGGAGGTGTCGTCGTTGTGCCTGGTTTGCCGCTGGTCACCGTAGTCACCCCCACCCACCACCGTCACGGGCTGCTGCTCGAGCGGTGCATCCCGTCGGTGGCAGACCAGGAATACGACGGCCCCATCGAGCACATCGTCGTCTCCGGCCCCGACCCGGAACTACGGGAACTGTCCCGCAGCTGGGCGCCGCACCTGCGCTACCACGAGATGGGCGAGAACGTCGCCGACGGCGGTGCGACGCCGCGGCGTCTGGGCTGCGAGATGGCGGAAGGTGACCTGATCGCCTACCTCGACGACGACGTCGCCTACCGGGCCGGCCACATCGCCGCCCTGGTCGCCGCGATAGAACGCGAAGGCGCCGACTTCGCGTTCTCCGTCATGCAGACGTGGCACGGGACCATCCCGGCGCACATGGTAGGCACGCCCCCGCCGATGTACGGCGCTATTGACACGTCGCTGATCATGAACCGTCCCGCACTGCTGCAGAAAGCGACGTGGGAGAAGGTCTGGGATTACCGTGACGGCCGTCCGCCGGACCCGGACGGGGACCTGGTGAACCGGTGGATGGCTCTCGGCGTGCCGTGGGCGTTCACCGGCGAGGTCACTGTCGACTACTGGCATGGCGAGCCGGGCGGGTCGCGTGCGTGACGTCTGGGGGATCCACGACTTTATCCCCGACTACGACAAGCTGACTGCGGCGCAGCACGCCCGGATCATCTCCGGGAACATTGCGGGCATGCCCGGCCACCCGTCCGGCTGCGGCTACTACCGGATCACCCAGCCCCTCGAAGCGCTTAACGGGCTCGGCCTGGACTGCGCCTACGGTGCCGGCGAACCGCCCGGTAACCCGCGGGAGCAGCCAGTCGCGAAGGTCATCGTCGCGCAGCGGATGGACAAGCATGCCGCGCTGCCGTACTGGCGGCGGTGGCGTGCCCTGCAGCGTCTCGTCTACGAGATCGACGACAACGTGTTCGACGTGGACATCACGAACTGGATGGCGTACAGCGCGTACGGGAAGGATGACGTCCGAGATGCTGTGGAGCAGGCTGCGGCGTGCGCCGACGTGGTGACGGTGACAACGGAGACGCTTGCGGAGATCATGCGGGAGTTCAACCGTGACGTCCGGGTCATTCCCAACGTCGTCGATGACCGGGTCCCGGATATTGACCGGCCGCACCAGCCGAACGTGGTGGTCGGGTGGCAGGGTGGTGCGTCTCACGCCCGCGACGTCGCACTGGTCGCCCCCGCGCTGCGGCATGTTCTCGACAAGCACCGGAAACGGGCCGAGTTGCATGTTATCGGCACCGACTACCGGGAGACGATCGGCCGCGGCGGCCGGTTCACGCAGTGGATTCCGGTGGACTCGTCGCTTGCCTACTACCGGGCGTGTGACTTCGACATCGGCCTGGCGCCCCTGTCGGGGACCAGGTTTGATCAGTCGAAGTCGGCGATCAAGGCGATTGAGTACAACGCGCTGGGGATCCCGGTGCTGGCGTCGGATTGTGACCCGTACCGGGATTTCGTGCAGGACGGGGTGAACGGGTACCTGATCCGGCGTAAGGGTGACTGGGGGCGGCGGCTGGAGGAGCTGATCTGTGATGATGCGGCGCGCGCGGAGATGGGTGCTAAGGGGCGGGAGATTGTCCGTGCGGCTCATACGATGAGCACAGGCATCAAACGGTGGCAGGCCGTCTACGAGGAGTTGATGTGATGGCGCACGTGAGGATGCGGACCTATATTTCGGGCGGCCGCGGCGACGGGGCTGACTGGCCGACGGCTGGCGGGATCCTCGAATGCGGCGACGACGAAGCGCAGCACCTGGTCCGCGCAGGGCTGGCGGACCCGCATGAGCCGGAAGTGCCGCCAGACGGCGCTGACAGCCCCGCACAGCCGCCGGCAGCATCCGGCGCGGATGAGGAGACGGGTGCCGGTCCGGCTGTGCGGGCGGCGAAACAGGACTGGGTGATGCACGCCGTCACGCTCGGCGCCGACCCGGTCGTCGCGTCGGCGCTGACCAAAGCTGACCTGATCGCCAGGTACGGCTGAGACGTAGCCGCTCGCGACTAGCAATGAGCGGCAGGCGCGTGGTGCGCCTAGAGCCGGTCCTGAAAGAACCGGCGCCACCACACTCGGCCTCGATGCTGCGGAGGACGGACGACATGGCAGGTGAGCAGCACCGTCTACTTCTCTGACGCCTCCGGCGTACAGGTCGCCAGCATCAACCAGATCTTCACTCACAACAGCACACCCACCGACCCGTCGCCGATCGTCCTCAACGTCACCGACCCCCTCGGCACCCTCACCACCTACACAGTCCCCGTCGCCGCCATCGTCAAGAACTCAGCCGGCAACTACACCGCCAGCATCCCCGTCACATCCGACGGCCTCTGGTCGTACAACTGGGTGGTCACCGGCACCCTCGACCAGAACGTCATCGCCGGCACGTTCACCGGATTCACCGAGTCCACGCAGAACTTCTACGTCGGCACCGCCGAGCTCAAGTCCCGGCTCGGTATCACCGACACGGCGTTCGACTACGAGGTCACCCGCGCCTGCCAGGCCGCCGCCGCGGACGTGGAGCAGTTCACTGGCCGGTTCTTCTACCAGGTGTCCGGTGTCCGCACCTACCGGAACCACTCGATCTATGACGTTGAGATCGACGACACCGTCTCGGTTACCACGCTCAAAACCGACGGCGACGGCGACGGCACCTACGAAACGGTGTGGACCGCCGGGCAGTTCCAGCTTGAGGTCACCCAGCACATGTACAACGTGTCCGGCAAGGGCGAGCCGTGGCCGTACACGAAGATCCAGGCCCTCGGCGTGCCCGGCGGGAACTACCTGCCGTACGTGTGGGCGTGGTCGCATCAGGACCGGGTGCAGGTCACCGGCGTGTTCGGGTGGCCGAAGATCCCGTTCAACGTCCGCGAGGCCGCGCTGCTGCTAGCCGTCGACCATTTCAAGATCAAGGACGCGCCGTTCGGCATCGCCGGATTCAGTGAGTACGGCCCGGTCCGTGTCGTGAAGAACCCGGTGGTGGCGTCGCTGCTCCACCGTTACATCCGGCCGCGGACAAAGGTCGGTGTCTGATGGCCGCTGCCACCCCGGCGCAGCTCCGGGCTGCCATCGCCGCCTACCTGGCCGCGCAGATCCCCGGCCTGCACTGCACCGCCGACGGGCAGACCAACGTCGAAGCCCCGGCCGCTGTCATCCTGCCAGCGGTCGGCAAGTACCTGGATTACGCCCAGTCGATGGCCCCGGACTACGCGACCTATGACGCGTTCTTCCGGGTGCTGGTGCTCATCACCCAGGCCGATGTCCGGACCGCAACCCCGCAGCTCGACGGCTACCTGTCCAACACGGGGGCGAACTCAATCGTGGCTGCGCTGGCCAGGGACCCGACGGCGGGCGGGGTCGCCGACTACGTCCACCCCGTTGAGGCGACCTGGTCGGGCAGCGTCGAATGGGAAGGCGTCCAGTACATGGCCGGGCAGATCCTCCTCGAGGTAGCGGCGCAGTGAGATGGCTTGTCGTCCAGCCGGGGCCCGAGTTCTCCGTCCACGACCTGTACAACGGCTGGGTTGAGGCGCTCCGCGAACTCGGCGAGCACGTGTTCACGTTCGACCTGGCGACCCTGCTGACGTTTTACGACTCGGTGGCGGTCGAAACCGGGCGGAAAGACGACGACGGCCGCCCCGAGTTCCGCAAGGCCCTCACCCATGACCAGGCGATCGATCTGGCCGCTGACCGTGTGTTCGTCGCCGCGTATAAGAGCTGGCCGGATGTCATCCTCATCGTGTCCGGGTTCTTCACCCCGCCGTGGCTGCTGCAGATCCTCCGCGCCCGCGGCCACAAGATTGTCCTGCTGATGACCGAGAGCCCGTATGAGGATCCGCGGCAGCTGGAACTGGCGCCGTACGCCGACGTGGTCCTCCTCAATGACCCGGTCACCATGCCCGCCTACCTGGACGTGTGTGACACGGTTGCGTACTCGCCGCACGCCTACCGGCCGTCGGTGCATTACCCGCGGCCAGGGCGCAAGCGGTTCGACCTGGCGTTCTCCGGCACCGGGTACCAGTCCCGCATCGACTTTTTCGAGGGCATGGGCCTGTCCGGGCTGAAGGTGGCGCTGGCAGGGAACTGGCTGCTGCTTGACGGCAAGTCGCGGCTGCGGAAGTACCTGCAGCATCCGGACGCCGAGTGCATTGACAATGAGCAGACATCTGTGCTGTACGGGCAGGCCCGAGCAGGCATCAATTTTTACCGCCGCGAAGCCGTTGATGGTGCCACCGCCGAGGGCTGGGCGGTGGGGCCGCGTGAGGTGGAGATGGCGGCGTGCGGGCTGTGGTTCCTCCGCGACCCGCGTCCCGAGGGCGACGACCTGTTCCCGTCGCTGCCGACCTTCACGGATGCGCAGCAGGCGGGTGAGCTGCTGCGGTGGGCGCTGCGGAACGACGGGGTGCGCGCCACGGGCGCTGCCGCTGCGCGTGAGGCCATCGCAGACCGTACATTTAGCAATAACGCAAAGATGCTGCTGCGGCTTCTTGACCGGCAACCGGTAAGACTCTGAGAGGTCGCAGATGGCCCGCATTCACGGCAAGCAAGGCGTGTTCTACATGGGCATCGCCTCAGGAGCAGCCGCATCCCCCGTCACGTTCATGTCCGACTGGTCGATGAACTTCACCCTCGACAAGGTCGAGGTCACGGCGATGGGTGACAAGAACAAGGTGTATGTCGCCGGGCTCCCGGATGCTAACGGCGACGTCACCGGGTGGTACGACGACGCCACGTCGCAGACGTACATCTCAGCTGTCGACGGGGTGGCCAGGAACTTCTACCTGTACCCAAACACCGCCAACCAGCTGAACTACTTCTTCGGCACGATCTTCCCCGACTTCAACGTCACCGGCGGTGTCGGGAAGGCCGTGGACGTGAAGGCGACGTGGGTGGCCGGGTCGACGATCCAGCGGTACGGTCCCGGCGGTCTGAACACCTGATGCTGTGGTGGCTGACAGTTGCGCATTTCTTCGGGACGCGTAACAACGACGGGAACAGCGCCGGGTACCTGTTCTGGTCCGGTGTGGGGTCCGACCTTGCCTATATGGGGGTCGGGCTGGCGTTCTGGCGTAAGCACAACTGTCACAGCCGCGGCTGCTGGCGGCTCGCCCGTCACCCTGTAGAGGGCACCGGGTTCACCGTGTGCCGCCGCCACCATCCCGACGAGCAC